CACGCCCTTCGTCACATGCCCGCATTCACCCGCAACAACATGAATGCACCCAGCAAAGAAAAGCAATGGCTGGAAGCATGGAACCAACTGCCTATCGAAAAGCGCCGCCCCATCACAGATGAACAATTCCTTTTGACTTTCGGTATCAAGCATGAACCACAAGGCCGGACGATCTGCATTACCAACCGTGGCGTTGAACCGCAAATAGCAGGTATAAAATATTCTTACGATCTCCCTGAGCAATGGATGTACAATGACCTGATCGGAACTGATGTGAATGTTTACTATGATCCATACGATATGAGCCGTGTACTGATCACCAATGAAAAAGATGTACGCTTCATCGCATCCACCGCTCAATTGTCACCACGCGCCCTGGAAGACACCTACACAGGCAGCAGAACCTATCTGAATGCTTTGCTTGATGGTAAGAAAGGTCAGGTACAGAAGGCATCCAAATCAACACAGGTACGTAAGGAACTGATGCCTGAAAACTTCAATGCTGAAGCATTCATCCAGGGGGGCGTACTCATTAAAGATCAGAAAAACAAAGCTGAACAGCGGGCCATTGAACAATCATCTATTGCCCGCGAAAAATACCTTAACGATCAATACGACTTTGAAGAATTTTTCAACCAAACCAAATAAAATGAAAAAGGAATTTGAATGGGAGCAATTCCCGACGCTACAATGCAAAGAAATATTGGCTGAACTCCTGGAAGCTGCTGAAGAACCGGCTGCTAAAATGATCATTGCCAGTACCGGATTGGGCAAGACCAACGCCATTACGCTTTTCAAGAAAAAGCGTCCGCAAAATACGTTTGTGGTGACGCTTGGAGAAAGCTATAGCCGTAATGATATGCTGATTGAGATAGCTGAACTGACAGGATGCCCACCGTGGTATAGCAAAAACAGTAAACATCGGAACATCCGTGAAATATCCAGGCAAATGAAAGAACTGGCTGACCAGGGTATCGTTCCTGTTCTGGTTCTGGATGAATGTGAGAATGCAAGGATACCATTGCTCAAATCTATCAAAGAATTATACGATGGCTTCGGTAAAAAATGCAGCATCGTACTTATAGGTACGGAGCAGTTGATCGCACAGCTCGATAAAAAAGCTTTGGGTCAATCTATCCCACAACTTCGCCGCCGTTTCAAAGCAGGTACCCGGTTTATTTCGCCTCTGAAAAAAGCCAGGGACTTCAAACCCTTCTTCCAAAAATATATACCTGATCATCCCGGCATTCAGGATTTGCTGCTTCGCTTGTGCGATAACTATGGCGAACTGCACGACTACCTGCAACCGGTGCTTAAAAAAGCTTACAAGGCAGATAAGCCTGTCAGTGAAGAAATATTCAGGCTGTTCCACAAAATCGATACAGAAGACTAAATCTACAACTATGCAAACAGCAACAACACAGCAGCAGGTTACCAGATTACTTCAATGGAGTGATCAACGTTATGCGGAGTTCATTTTTGAATGTGGTACCGCTTATCTCCAGCATTACACACGCGGGGAAGGTCAACTGATCATCTCCCACATCATGCGAAGCCGGATATTTTGGAACTGGTGGAAGATGGAATGGGAACTACGTGATAGGGCTTTCATCGAAAGCCAGGTGATCCCGCTGAAGCTTGACAATCTCCTGGCGATTTACCGGGCCTTGCATGATCCTGCTGCCTTGGCTGGCGAAATGACGCCATCAGGTCTGGTGTTGCGTGAAAGCTATAATACCATGATCGCTGAACTGAATCAGGAAGCTTTAACCGTAAACGAAGTGGCATGATGGACATATCAACATTACCCACAGTTCAGAAAGTGATCACACAGGCATCCCTGGACATCTACAACATGACTGGCCTTAATGTCAGGGTGGTTGTCCAGGTCATGCAGGATGGTGCCGACAGTGAAGCGTATGGCAACCTGATCAGGTTGCGCAACCTGGTCAGCAGTTACTTCAAAATGCCTTTTGAAATCATCGCTATGAAGTCAAGGAAGAAATCGATAGTAGATGCAAGGCATGTATACATTTTCATTGCTCACAAAGTATTGGGTTTATCCCATACAGCTATCGCTGATGAATTTGGCCAGGATCGTACTGCCATAATACATGCTGTTAATAAAATAGACGGCTTCATTAAAGTGAATGATCCGGCTGCTGATGACGCTTTTAAAGTATTTGAATTGTTCACCAACTCCAAACTTAAACCATGAACACAGCGGGCTTCCAGATAAACGCTAAAAGAGAATTTTATGAAGGATTGGTATCAATGATCGATGACACCCTTTCATACGGATACGTGGACTTCGATGATAAGCTGATCATGGCTAACCTGTTTGAATTAAGCAACAGGATAAAAGTGAAGCTGGTGAAGTACCAGGTCGATTATACCATAACCCTTACCCCGGCGCAAAGCATTGCATTGAAATTGTTTTACACAGATTTTATTGATGACACGAAAAGCTATATGGGCAGTAAACTGCTGGTGATCACCAATGAGATCGAAGCTAAATACCAGTAACATGGCAGCAGTAATAATCATCGGAATTATTGTTTGGTACATCATCACCGAAGTGTACCGGCAAAGGCAATACAAAGCAGAAATAACTGCCAAACGCGAATACTACCAGAAATATGGTAAGCGTCGGCCATCGTCTCATAAATATTAAATCAAAATCAATCAAATGAAAATTACAAAGCAAACCAAAGGTCAGGGCCAGTGGAAAGATGAAGCCGGGAACCTGATCCCTTTCACGCTGCTGAAGAAAAGCGAAAAGGAAAATGAAAACATCATGTACATAGTAGCAAGGGAAGCATTGCGGGTACACAACAGCCTTTTAAAACTGAAGCAGTTTATAGCTGCTAAAGTGGAACAGGCAAAGCGGGTATTCCATGCAGAATACAAAGGGAAAAAAACCGAGTTCAAAGGGAACTACACCTTTTACAATTTCGACATGAGCCTGAAGCTGGAAGTGAAGGTAGGTAAGCCGGTGAAGTTCGATGATCTGTATATCACCAGGGCGAAATCATTGCTTGATGATTTTCTCAAAGAAGGTGTGACCGCAAAAGATGAAGCCATTAAGGACATGATCATGGATGCCTTCGAAACCAGTCGCGGTAAGATGGACACAAAAAAGATATTGGGCTTATCCAGGTATGCCGACCGCATAAAAGACAAAAGATATAAAGAGGCAATGGGATTGATACAGCAGGCCATTCGTCGCCCGGATACTGCAACCTACTACAGTGTGTATGTACGTAACGATAAAGGGAAGTATGACCTGATAAAACTGTCCCTGTCTGACATCTGATTTTTTTGGTAAGGTAGAATAATACGGCATCCTGTTTCTACAGGAAGCCTCTTTAAAAACCTCGATTCATAAAACAATAACAACAGCAAAATGAACATCAACAATCAAACCCCGCCCGCCAGTCCCGCCGAATCCAAACCGGCCCGGCCAATAGTCTGCCCACACTGCAAAGCCGCCTGGGTAGCTGAAGAAATCCGTGATAACGAGTGTTTCACCTGTGGTTTCCCTGAACCCTGGGACACCGAAATAGACGATGAAACGATGGATTAAATCACCACATACCCCATCATTCGATGGGGGGTATTGCCACTTTTTCACCTATTCAAATCACATAAAACTAACCCCATGACACATTCACAACCCGCAATAGAAGCGGTTTACAGGGATTTCAAGGCCACAGAATGGCCCGACAATCCAGCTGAAGCCGACTGTTTTGCAATTAAACCCTTCGTAAAAGTGAAAATTGTATACATCCTTCACCCCGTTGCCGGTGACGTAGACGCGAATCTGGCCAGAATCAGGGCCATTGTAAAGAAGATCAACACCGAACCGCAATATGCCGGGATAGTGCCGATAGTTCCATACTACGTTGATTTCGTTACCCTTAACGATCAAAATGCTACCGAAAAAGAGCGGCACCGCCTGAACGTTCAGTACATACTTAAACGCCAGATCAATATCCGCGAAGTATGGCTGTTTGGTGACAAGATCACTGACGATGTAAGGGAAACACTGCTGGCTGCTTTTGCTTCCCGGATCAAAGTCATTGCACAGAATCCAAACCTGTTTGACGAACTCAAAACCATCTACTCCCAATGGGCAAAACAATCGGCTTAAAACAGCTCGCACAAAAAAAGTATATCCTGGTTGAAGGCTTGCCGGAAACTTTTACTGAAAGCTTTGGAGAAATCGAAGATGCTTTTGATATGCTGCTGTTTGGCTCCAGTGGAAATGGTAAAACAAATTGTATTACGCAAGTACTACATGCTTTGCTATCGGCAATGAAATGCAAGGCTGAATATGTTGCTTACGAAGAAGGACACGGAAAAACGGCACAGGATACTTTCATCAAACGTCACAACCTTTTAGAAACCCTGGGCAATGTAATGCAGTTGACCGATCACCTGACTTATGAGGAATTGTTAAGTCGGATGAATAGGCGTAAAAGTGCAAAAATATGGGTGATCGATAGCGTACAGGCATCAGGTTTCACTGAGCAGCAATGTGCAGAATTAAAGCGCCGGTTTGTTCTTAGCCGCAAAAGAAAAATACTGATCTACATCAGCTGGGCAGACGGCAAGTTTCCAAAAGGATCATGCGCCAAAAGCATCGAATACTACGCAAACATAAAAGTGCGTGTTGAAGGTCTAATTGCATTTATCCGTAGTCGTTATGGTGGCAATAAAAATTTCGTGATATGGGAAGAAGGGGCGAAGAAATATTGGGGGACTAAGCTTTTCAATAAACACAAAAATCGATAACCATGCGAATGCAACCTGAAGATATTGAAGCATGGGTTAACTATTTATTTTATAACAAATACAATTCAAAAACAATGAGTACACCAAACACAATTGAGATCACCCGGGATCGTGCGCTGACTGCTTACAAGAAAGCTGATTCAGACAAAAAGGCTTTCCTGGAAGACCTGTTGGGTAAAGACAACCTTATCGGTGACATCTGCCAACTGGTTAAAACATTTGAGGATGCTTGCGCCATCCTGAACCTTGATACTTCCAAAGTATTGTACCACACTTTACCGGCCAATGCTGAACAGGTATGGGAGAACAATGAAAAACGTGCAAGGATCATCACCAAAGCACTTAATGGCCCTGACTGGCAGGCAGACTATTCCAACGCTAAACAGGAAAAATGGCGTGTGTGGTTCGTATGGGATGCTTCCGCTGGTCGCTTCCGGTTCTATGACTCGGACGACGATGACACGCTCGCGGACGCGGGTACCGGCGCCCGCCGCGTTTTCAAATCCCGCCAGCTGGCTGAATACTATGGAAGGCAATTTGTTGATCTTGAAAACGAACTGTTGGCAAAATAACAAAAATCAAAATTTACAACTATGGCAACAACAAAAACACCCAAGCCCAAAAGCTATGAACATGCCTGCGAAATGCTGGGCATTGATCCGGTAAAGACCTTACCGTGGAAGAACCCTAAAACACCCGACCAGGAAGCTGACAATGCACGTAAGCGTGTAGAGACTGCTTGCCTCGCTGCGAACGGTGACTGGGTTGCGAACTATGCTGACCCCAACCAATGGAAATACTATCCGTGGCTTCGCTTCGATGCTTCCGCTGGTCGCTTCCGGTTCGATGACACGCTCAACGTTAACACGAGCGCGCACGCGGGTACCGGCGCCCGCCTCGTTTTGAAAACGCCTGAACTGGCTGAGTACATTGGCAAAAAGTTCATCGACGATTTCAACAAATTCATGATCAAATAATCTTCATTCATTTTAAAGCAACACTATGCAACAATTACCAACAACCTGGGAGCAGATATGCGAAGCCCAGGGTATTGATCCCAACTTCACACCGTCACTGGATGGAATTGAAGAACGCTTTAAACCTGCCATGATCGCTGACTGGAAGATCATGAACATCGCTGAAGTTCTGAACGGTAAAGATTACGAAGCAGAATATGACGAAATTTCAGAATGTAAATACTGGCCTTACTTCTACTTCGATGCTTCCGCTGGTCGCTTCCGGTTCAGTGACACGGACAACGGTAGCACGAGCGCGAGCGCGGGTACCGGCGCCCGCCGCGTTTTCAAAACTTCCGCCCTGGCAAGACATGCAGGTCAGCATTTTGAGGACATCTATAACGAGTGCCTGATGGCAAAGAAGGTATAAGAAAATAGGTTGTGTGCTGTCGTGCTGGTGCCAGCTTCCGCTGGTCGCTTCCGGTTCAATGACACGAACAACGATAACACGAACGCGAACGCGGGTACCAGCGCCCACCTATGTAAAGAGAGTTCACATGCAGCACAGACCTTGCCCACATGGCAAAAAATGATCATCCTGGAAGGGGCATTGGTAGCGATAAGCGAACATGACCCGGAAAACAAAGGCTAAAACAATGAACAAGAAACTGTACGAAGTAATCGCAGCTGTTCCTAATTCAGAAGCAAAAAAGGGAATGACATTATACCCACATATCTGTGGTAATACAACCGCATGGTTTGTAAAAGGACAGACTACGGGCGGCTTTTCCCGTCCGTGGTTATACCCTGCAAACTTCAAGTTAAAAAGTAAATGAAACGTAAAGGCAACTTATATCAGCAAATCATCAGCATTGACAACCTGAAGCTGGCCGACAAGATCGCCAGCAGAAAGAAATCAAAGCAGCTGGGAGTGATCCAGCACCGGGCCAATCAGGAAGCCAATATCCTTGCCCTGCATGATATGCTGAAAGAAAAATCCTTCACGACATCACCCTACATTACTTTTTGGGTAAAGGACAGAAAGTCGCGGGAAGTGTACCGTCTTCCTTATTTCCCTGATCGCATCGTCCATCATGCCGTAATGAACGTATTGGAGCCAATTTTCGTTTCAATGTTCACAGCCGACACCTACAGCTGCATAAAAGGGAAAGGCATCCACGCGGCTTCCAATGCTGTCAGGGAAGCATTGAGAGACGAAGCAGGTACAACATATTGCCTGAAACTGGACATCACCAAATTTTACCCGTCTGTTGATAACAACTTCCTGAAGACGATGTTACGCCGGAAGTTGAAAGATGTGGATCTACTTTGGTTACTGGATGATATAATCGACAGTGAAAACGGTCTGCCGATCGGTAACTATTTAAGCCAGTACCTGGCCAACTTTTACCTGACCTATTTTGATCACTGGATGAAAGAAGTAAAGGGAGTAAAGTACTACTTCAGGTATGCTGATGATCTGGTGATCCTGTCGGATAGCAAACAGTACCTGCACCAGCTGCTGGCAGAAATCCGGCAATATTTACATGACAATCTGAAGCTACAAGTAAAAGGCAATTACCAGGTGTTCCCGGTAGCTGCCAGGGGGATCGACTTTGTGGGGTACGTTCATTACCATACCCATGTTCTTTTAAGGAAAACTATCAAAAAGAACTTCGCCCGCATGATGTACAAAAATCCTAAACAAACATCAGCTGCATCTTATTATGGATGGGCGAAACATTCTAATTCAAAAACCCTGCTTAAAAAACTAACGGATGTATCTATTCAAAGACTTAAACATAGAGCCGCCAGCGCAGACAGGATTCACAGGAGACAAAATAAAAATGGCAAAAATCTTAAACGTCGAAATCAAAATTTTAAAATGGAAGATAGAAAGGTCGAAGGTTGAAGAAGGCGATTGCCTTTATATGCAGATCGAGCATAAAGGAGAAACCCGGTTAGCCTGGACAAGTTCAAAATTCCTGATGACTACAATAAGGAAAGTACCGGAAGACAAATTCCCATTAATCACAACAATTGAAGAAAAAGAAGATGGCAGCTATCAATTCACATAAAAATAATTATCCGGGTTGCCTGTACATACTGCTGGCGATCATTTTAGTAACAATTATAATCTCACTCATTTAACATTATGCCGAAAAAGAAATCACATATAACAGTAACAGATCAGTTTTGCGGCGCCGGTGGCAGCAGCCAGGGAGTAAGGAACCTATCAAGATCAAAGGGCGGCGGAATTGAAGTTAAGCTGGCCCTGAATCATTGGAAGCTGGCTATAGAAACACACAATACAAACTTTCCGGAAACGCAGCACGATTGTACAGACATAAGCGCCTGCGATCCTCGCAGATACCCTTCTACTGACATCCTGATCACCAGCCCGGAATGTACAACGCATTCGCCTGCAGGTGGAAATAACCATAAGGCATTGAAAAAGCAAATGGGTATGTTCGAGTCGGGCGCCATCGATCCAGCGACAGAAAGAAGCCGGGCTACGATGTGGGATGTGTGTCGCTTCGCTGAATACCATAAATACAATGCCATCATAGTTGAGAATGTTGTTGAAGCGAAAACCAGGTGGGCCTTGTTTGATGTTTGGCTGACCGCGATGCACACCCTCGGGTATGATCACAAATGTGTTTACCTCAACTCTATGCACTGCCATCCCACACCGCAAAGCAGAGATCGGATGTATGTTATATTCTGGCGGAAAGGCAACAAAGCGCCGAATCTTGATATTACTCCCCGCGCCTGGTGTCCAAAATGTCAAAAAGATATCGACAGCATTCAAACCTGGAAGAACCCTTTAAAAAAATATGGAAAATACCGTCAGCAGTATGTGTATTCCTGCCCTTCATGCACTGCCATTGTTGAACCATATTATTATGCAGCAATGAACGTGATTGACTGGTCGGATATCGGTACTAGGATTGGAAACAGAGCGAAACCATTGTCACCAAAAACAATGGCACGTATTCAATACGGGATCGATAAGTACGGCGGGGAACCAATACAATTCCACACGGCGTACAGTGATCAGGCCAGAGGAGTTGTTCGCCATATTTCAGAAATTGGCTTTACAAATACTACAGTAAATTCTCAGGCAATAGCAGGGCTACCATTTATAATAAATGATCAGCATTCCACCGGTGTTGATTTCCGGGTAAATAGCTCTTCTACGAAGCTCCCAACCATTCCTACCACTCATCACCTTAAAATGGTTTCCCCGCCATTTATTATAAAGCTGGAGCACGGTGGTGATGCTCGCAGTATAACAGAAGAATCGAAAACGCAAACTTGCAGGCATTCTCAAATGATAATTAGCAATATCAAGTCATCAACTGCACCATTGCAAACGCAAAGCGCCACGCAGGGATCAGGTGTTGCCTTCTTAACTGAATCGCATGCAACAGGGAAAGCTAGATCAATAGCAAATGTTTTCAATACAGCGACAGCCGACGGGGTTAAAACCGGGATTGTAACAGAGGATGCCTATAAATCTTTCATCTCTTATTACAATGCTGGTAGTGATATGGCTTCGCATTATACGGAAGCGCTCAGAACGCAGCCGACAAAGGATCGAGCAGCATTAGTGATATATGAAAAACCAAAGATTGAAGATTGCTATTACAGGATGCTGAAGGCCCCTGAGATAAAATTATCAATGGCTTTTGATCACAATTACATAATCCTGGGAAGTACAAAAGATCAGGTAAAGCAATGCGGTAACGCTGTTACGCCACCAGTAATGGAAGAACTGATAAGTCGAGTTGTGAACAGTTTAAACTAAAAAAAATGCAAAGATTCTTAATATCATCAGACAAATTCAGTGGCTATGTTGAAGCCATTTACGACCAGGATTCCAGGCTGGCAATATTAGACTTTCGTAATTCTCAAATGGACGACAGTACACAAATGGCATTTAAAAGATGCCTTAGTGTGTCATCTGAAACCATTCAAAATAATTTGCCAGGTTGCACGATTGTCGCGGCTGATTTTGAAATCACACTGGAAGATTTTAAACGTGAGTACCCATACAGCCGAAATTACCATCTATTGGATGACAGGTGGCCCAAAGTAAGCAAAGTAGATCAGGTCATTGCTTTTTACTCCGCTATAGAGTATAGGAAGTATTGTGTGGCGAACGCTTCCTGGTATAATCCAAAGATTGCCGACAGCTGGCTTGCAAAAAAGGAATATTTGAATGACTGGAAAAAAATGACGAAGAAATAATGGAACCAATCACCACAGCACAGATCAGAGCGCTTCAGGCAATAATTGCCCGTCGTGGTTTATTCAACCTGAAGGATGATATGATCCTTGAAGCAAGTAACCAAAGAACTACCCACATCAGCCAGCTTTCACGTGATGAAGCCAGGTCATTGATCGGGGCCTTAAATACCAATACCCTTGCAATTACAGCAGATGCTGCTTCAGTTCAAAAGATGTGCAGTAAGATCATTGCAATTGCTCATAAACTGGAATGGATAAAGAAAGTGGCTGTAGTAGAGGGAGACAAGGTTAAGGAAAAGAATGACTATTCTATACTTGATAAGTGGATGAAGGAAAGTAGCTACCTTAAAAAAGAACTACGGAAATACACCCTTTCTGAACTCCCAAAGCTTGTGGCACAGGTTGAATCCATCTATAAGTATTATCTTAGTAAAAATGGGTAACATGATAATTAGAATACTTTTACTTCTTATTTTTTCTATTTCTAGGCTTTCAGCCAAATCGCAAAAATGTCATATTGGCAAGTCAATGGAAGAAGTAAGTAGTTATTATGCAAAAACAATCGATACTAATTTTATATGGAAATTTCCTTTGGATAATTTCCTATTAATAACCGATGCAGGTAGTCCACCCTTACATATTGTTGAATGCTATTTTGAAAATGGCGCATGTTCAGGGCAAAGGTATCTAGTCGAGCAAATCAATGTAAAGAAATATAAATCCGCCCTTTCAAAAAATCTACAATTAAAGTATGATCCTACAACAAAAAGCTGGGTTGAAAGAAATGGGAAATACAAATGGTGGTGGGAAAAAGAACAAGAAGCAATATGTTATTTACGCTGCGAAAGGATTCGATAGCTTAACAATTTTCTAACAGGTTATAAGTTAAATTAGATTACCTAATTAACTTGTAAACCATTACTTATGATTATTCTTCTGCCTAAGAAATTGATCATTACTATTAATGACAATTGCCCAAAAGACCGACTACAGTGGATTACGCAAGCACTAACCACAACAATAAAATGGAACGCTTTTTTAAAATCAAAAGGAATAGACGATCCTACACATCAAGTTGTAATCGCAGAACTATTACTAGAACTTTCAAACTCCAAGAAAGTTGGAAATCCAAGATATTTGGATAAAATTTTATAATTTAGCAGTAATGAAGGGACGTAACCCACGCCTTATAGAACTGCGAAACCAATACCTCATTAAGCGTTTTTATTATTGGTACGATGTCCAGCGCATTCGCCGGGACGATGCCCTTTTCATCCTTAGTGAGCAGGAAATATTCTTAGACCAGGATTACATAAGCCGCGTTATCAGTGATAACGATTACATGCTAAAAGAGATCAGGGCCAACTTTAAGGGTAAGATTCCCAGCGAAAAGCAGATTGCCCAATACAACTTCACCGGTGTTACTGCCAGCAGTATTGTACAGCTGGCAGTAGCTTTCAATTAACTTTTATTAATCTGTAAAGAAGCGCCTGTTACAACAGTGTTCACGGTTGCAGCTGAATCATCCTTCGCCATGCAGGCATAGTATAGTGCTATCACTTTAATTCCATCGTCCCTTCTTTCGGTTTGTATGCTTACTCTCATCAGGCCAGTGGCATAATCAGTTTCAAACCGGTGAAGGGCTTTATGAACATCAGTAATGATTTTAAGGCGATCCAGGGCAGTTTCAAGATCGGGCGATTCAACACCATCAACCACATGGAAATCTTCATACAGATCAAGCCCTATCCTTATCTGGATCATTATACTTGCCTGTTGATTGCCTTCCAGTTCATTTTCAAAATCCATTTGAGGGAAGTCAATCAAAGCACAAGGGAACTGTAGCGGGTAAGTTTCTTCCGGTATTTCCAGCTGGCCATATTCCAGGTCAACCCACCGAAGCGCTGTTACCTTTTCAGTCAGCCTGTCGCTGACATCTTTATAAAGCATATCAATCATGTCTGAAAATTTTCATTAGTTCTTTATCAATGAGGTTACTGATCTGTACACGAAGTAGTTTACTATTACCCAGGAACCGGCGCCGTGGCAAATTCAATTTCCTTGTATGTGCCTTTACTATCGTTTCACCGGCTTCTTTCTTCACGGTTTTCATTCTCTCTTTTCGTGTTTTGACATTGAAAACACCGGTGCCTTGTTTGTCCTTTTTGAATCGCTTCCTGATGTGCAATGGGATTTGAATAGTACCACTGTACCCATCATTATGTACCGCTGCATAAGGCACATCACTACCCACCGTTACGCTGTTGCTGGTTGTATTGATAATCCTGATGCTTCGCCTTAACCTTCCGGTATCGATCAGGATGCTACGCCCTTTATTTCGCTTTGCAGACTTGGATCGTGGTTTCCAGGGTTCTGGCGCCGTATCCAGCCAGTTCTGGTACCTGAACCGGGCTTTACTGTAAGCAACACATATCACACCCACCTTGTATGGCAGCGTAAGCCATACCTGTTTAAATTCCTGGGATGCTATGCGTAAATTGAATTTCATTCGTATATTTGTGTGGGGAGCGATATTGTCAATCCCCTCCCACGATACCGGCAGCAATGCCGGTATCGCTGTTTATGGTAGTTTTGAAATATCTCCCTTCACAATAGCTTCCCGGGTTAATATCACAAGTGCTTTATCCAGCAAAAGCCACACCTGCACTACGTTCTTCTTCCGCTTATCGTTTGACAGATCAGCCCGTAACCCACGCCACACTTTATTCTTGTCATACTTATCGCCTGGAATAACCAGCACTGGCACATTACACTTCTGTTTATTGGCAGTATCAATACTGTTCTTAACAAACTTGTCAACGCCGGTATTGATTTGTGTTTTAAAGTCTCCTGTAAGTGATCCCAGCTTTAATTCAGGGTTCTTTACCCCTTTGCTGGTACTGTGAGGCTCTATATAAACCTCATGGCCGTATTCAGCCAGGGAGCGGCTAAGAGATATGTTTCTATCCAGTTCCCTTTGATCTGCCAGGCTGGCCACATGCACATCTGCCTTCATGCTTTTTGTTCTTTGGATCGGGCTGTATTGGTTTTCGATCAGCAGCTGGGCCTTTGAAAGGACTTCAGCTGGTGCATCGATATAGTAGGGATGGTTTGCCGGGAATACCAATCCATTTTTTGCAAGATTGGTCTGAAAGATCGCAGGTACATCTTCAGGGGTTGTGATCTTATGGGCGGGTGTTGGTGATCCATGCAGCAGCTGGGTAACATCACACCTGCAGTTCCACCCGTTGGGAGGATAGTAGACACTCCAAAAGCTGTCATCCACTGGCCTGATTACACCGTCAAGTTCTTTGTGCGCCTGTCGTACCCTGTCATCACCAACGGTATCATACCGAAGGAATGGTGCGCTTTCTTTATTCTGCTCGATGTCAACCCACTTACCAGCCATCTGTGAAGATGCCACAGCGCCGTTATATTCTGTTTTCAGGTTCCTGTCAAGGTAAACCCCACTGATCTTCATTGCCTCATCCCTGAAGGCTTTAAAAGTGCGAAGCTTGCCATCTTCATCACGAAGGGCCAGGCTCATACTTTTCAGCATCTGGTAATTTTCAGCTGCGGAAAAGTGGAAGATGTTTTTTTCCAGTTGGAGCAGCATCTTATAATCAGGTGTTCCGTAATCGATGGCAGGTAAGTCTTTTCCGAAACCTTCAATAATAGCTTTCCTCAATTCAGTTGCCACCAGCTTAACCATTCCCGGTTCAATTGTACCAGGCACGATCTTACCGGCGTACATCTTTTTGGCAATGATTTCAGCCTGGCGTTGCATGTCTTCCGAAATACCACCAGCATAAATGATGTGGCCACCACACCGGCTGCATACCTGGTTATAAATATGATCCAGATGTTTTTTATGGAATGCTGGCCCCACGACGCCTGTGGGGCTTAGTCGAAAAAATTGCCAGGATTTTCATTTTTGCCAGGCTGCTTTTTTTCGGTAACAGGAATGTTGTAGTTTTCCTTTATATGGTCTGCATCAATATCGTAATGTTGTAACAATACTTCCAACAGCCGGGAAACTTCTTCTATTGAATATTCCTTAGTGTCATCATACTTTGCCTTTGCATTCTCCCATCCCTTGAAGCCGTGCATGATCATGAATGGTATCAACTTATCATTGATCGCTATCCTTACCAGCCTGGCGAAGTATTCAATTACCTTTTCCTGAATTGTAAGATGTGTTTCACTTTGGCTTTTACTGCTGCCATTATCAGTTGTCATTGTTTGGTGAATAATGGCTTTACTGATTTCACTATTCGCCCGCTCAATCCTTTTATCATAAACCTGCCAGGCATCCCCCCTGGTTGTTTCAATGATCTCTATTTCAGTTCCATCATTAAACAAACCCCATGAAGCGGCGCCCATCTTTTCCAGCATGTCGGCCATATCCCTTCTGTCAGCTGCGTTATTTGTATTTGTTTTGCCAACTCGTATGGGCATACCAAATATTTCTCCGAACTTATCCCAGAAGGCAAGCATGTTCTTTTTGGCCAGGGCGTGTGGAGCAATTGCATTGAGTAAGCCCAAATCTTTTTTCTTGCCAATACCAATTACCCATTGGTTATATGGTGGCTTTGTATAGTCAATTCCATTCTTCCAGCTGTCAGAAATATTCCTTACGAATACGTTATGCTCTGGTATCACATGATCAGGATCAACAGCTTCAACTTCTGAAAACTTCTTTATACCGTTAACATCAATTACTTCACCAAATTCAGCCAGCCGATACCCTTCCAGAATACTATCGATTACCAGATCGCAATAGTCAATAAACCACTGTGCATCTTCTAACTGGCTGCTTAATTCCGGGATTTCCGTTTCCGGGTCATCACGCTTTACTATTACAACTACTTTTTGCAATACTTCCTTTTTGATCTGGCCAGTAACTGCAAGCCATTGCCCATCTATTCTTATATCCCTGTAAATGGCATGAAGATCTACCCGGCTGGGCCATTCTACACTAATAGCGCGTTGCCATGCCCTGCGCCAGTTCCCGATGTCCTGGCGGGTCAGGTACTTTGTTTGCTCTACCAATTCAAGCAATACCTTTTTTATCTGGTCTTTCTTTTCCCTGTCGGCAAGAAAGTTCCTGATTCGTTCTGCTGCATAGTTTGGTTCAGGTATTGCTGATGGCTCCATTGCTCCGTTGCTTACACGGTCAATGAGTGATTGAAATATTTCCATGAGTTTCTTTTGTCGGTATTATTTACCAGGTTGTTATAGTTGGACACATACCTCCCCATTGTACAGGCCCGCCGCTGTTTGTGCCTTCTTCAGGTTCCGGTACCGGTAACCCTTCAGGGGTCACTTTACCGGATTGTATTTTTTCCAGGGTTTCAATTGCCCTTTCAAACTCTGAAAGGATTGTCTGGGTAAGTTTTCGGGGATTATGCGCCAGGCAGATGTAATAGATTGATATACTCAATCCAAGCCTGACAATGAATTTGTTCCTGTCGTCGCCGGTGGCGTTGAAAATGGCAGTTGTATCATACCTTCCATTCATGTAGGCTTTCATTTCATCAACTGTACGGGAAACATTATCCTCAATTACATCATCGTTATCCCTTGTGAGCGCATTCAATATTTCTTCATGAATGCTTGCTGTAAAATCTTGCTTTTCTAAAAATGCCATTTTGATCAGTTTAGGTTTAAGTAATACACACACAACAGGCTTTTGCTTGCCCATACATGCACCACACCATACCTTATGCGGCGTCTTATTTCTTCGTTGCTTACTACCATTTGTTTTTGTTTTTATCGAAGCCTATAACCGGCTTATGTTTTTGTGAGAATGTCTTTTTATCCAGCTTTTCCCAGGCACCTTCATCGGCATCCGGCGCGTCATCATTAATGGCGCTACCTTTTTCAAAACCTAAGTATTGAATCAATCCATTTTGTGCATCAGGGCTTTTGCGTTCTTCCTCATTCCAGATTGCATGGCCCCGTTCGTAGGTCGGTGTCATACTTTCAATACGGGCAAACTTTTCCGGCTTTGCCCTTTTGTCTCCACGAATTGGCAGATAGTAACCACGGCTTTCGGCTTCCAGTTCAAAGTCAGCGAAGAACTGATCCTGAAGGAAAACATCTTCCATCCAAAATTCAACTGATCCCTTTACATTGCTGGGCAACGATTCATACAGGTCATACATCCATTTAACAGCCTGTGTAATTGTTGTTTGTCTTACAAATGATCGTATAAGGTGTTTCTTGATACCTACCTTACCCCAAAAGCGTATTGCTTTATAATCACTGCTTGTAGTGCTTTTATAAGAAGGATCGAAATAAACAACCAGGGCATCGTACTTATCAAGTGGCAATATTTTGTCCCATCTGATCCATTCAAGTTTGAACCGCTTGCCTTTCATCACATACTTATGGAAGTATTCACGAAGGGCCATGATGCTGCCAACAATATTGAATCGGCGGTGTAATGCTTCTTTTGTGAACTTTTGCCACCAGGTAGGATCACCTGTTAATTCCCCGTTTGTAGTTGCGTATACTTTTGAATGATAGAGCCCTTCACGTTTGGGATCACCTTCATCAACATCTCCAACGATATGGGCTAATATCTGTTTTGGATGGAACCTGTTACCCACCATGATGAACCGGCTTTGCCTGATGTCCAGAGCGCCGAAGAAGGCTCCAAGTAACCATTCAACCACGCTTTGCACCCTTACCTGGTTGTTGACGATGATGTCATCGTCAATATCATCACTGATCCCCAGGTTAGGACGTTTACCCCCTTTCCTTATACCGCGTGGAGATTGGCCCCTGCCCAGCGCAATAAAGAAGCAATTATCCTTTGTTATGAAATCCCCATCCTGCCATGTTCCTTCATTGTATTGCGCACCGTAATCGTTTATGAGACGTTCATTGTATTCAAATTCAGCCTGGATGTCAGCCAAAAGTCGTTTGGCTGAATCTTCATTTTTACTGGTATAGATGGCGCCGTCGAGTTCGCCATTGATCCAAAGCCACAAAGGGATGATGATTGTGTTATGTACACTCTTTGCATGTTCCCGTGGCCATTCAGCAACCCCAAAAAAGTTCTTATTATGCAGTACCTCATTAGCCCATTCGTTATGGAAAATGGCATTGGGAATATTCCTGCCGGTTTCTTTGTCTATGGTATAATGCGGGAAATAATATTGTGTAAAATATTCGTAGTCCTTTCTTGATTTGGCCTTACGCTTATCTATTGTCGCTTGGGATTCAACAGCACTTTTTACCGTCATCTCCTGGATGTGCCGGCAATGCTCCTGCCACCTTAATATAGCTTCTTTGTTTTCGCTCATTATCCGTTCATTCTATAGGTGGTGTAATCGTTCTGAAGTTTATTGATGGTCTTCAGCAACTCAGGTGTAAGTGTTTTGTCATCGGGCATCCTTCCAAGCAGGAACTTGTTAAATCCTATGAAGGTTTCAATGTTATATACTACGTTGTTCCTTTTATCCAACTTCTCAATAGTATTGCCCATTTTGATCAGATCGTCTGGTAACTTGCTCATATCTGCACCATCTTCCATTGCCTTTTCCAGAATGATGTTCAGTGCAGACAAACATTTATTTACCAGTTCATCACGGGTAATAGTTGACGCTGTTCTTTTGCTTTTCCATTTTCCTTCATTCACCCAATCAGTAATAGTTTTTGGTGTAACGCCTACAGCTTCAGCAATGACTTTATTGTCCTCAAAAGCGAAGTACATGGTGTAGGCAATCAACTTTTTATTTTCGATTTCCTTCTTTGTCAATCTTGTTTTTGGGGATTCTTTGGTATTCACCATTTACTTATTGTGTTGATGTTCGTTGCAAACTTACCCTGCGAAGCAGGGGGTAAACGAATCACCTTTTTATGAAAGACATTTTAAATGTTACCATAACAAAACCCACGTCTATGGCAGATTACAGATTTGTAACCCCCTTTTTGTGATTCTATGTTTGTGATTCAATGGCACTATCGCAACAGATGAAAAAGAAGTTTTGGGTATGTAACCAAGTCGATACTACAACAGCGGAAATTCTGCTTTATGGATACATCGGGCAGTATGAGGAAATTGATGATGCCGCCTTTGTTATGGACTTGCGCATTCTGGAATCGCAGTACTCAACAATAAACATGCGTGTTAACTGTGGCGGTGGTGATGTATATCAGGGACTGACCATTTTCAATGCAATACGAAACAGCAAAGCAAAAATTATAGGATGGATAGATGGCATTGCTGCCAGCATGGGAACTGTTGTTGTTTCAGGTTGCAGTGAAGTTCACATGAGTAAGTATGGCCGGTATATGACACACCGGGTTCGTGGATTTGCCGGTGGTAATGCTGATCAGCTTCGCACATACGCTGATGAAATGGAACAGCTGGAAGATAACATATCCGCTATCCTGGCTAAAAGAACCGGGTTGAGCAAAGAAGATGCTAAAGCCAAATACATCACCGAAAAAGACCGATGGATTGGCGCTGATCAGGCGCTTACTGAAAAATTGATCGATACCATTTACGATGCCGAACCGGTGTCACTCCCCGCTGATAACAGTGTTGAAAAAGCATTCTCTGCATTTCAGCAACAATTTCAAAACCGCTTATATAATCAAACAGAAAATATGAAAGAAATCGCCCTTTCGCTGGGGTTGCCTGAAAATGCAACCGAAGCGCAAATCACTGCTGCAATCAATAAACTGAAAGCAGATAAGAAGACCGCTGAAGATTCAGCCCTGGCAGCATTAAAAGCCAATGCAAAAGCACTGGTCAGTAAGGCAATCCTGGAAGGCAAGTTTGTAGAAGGAGAACGTGAGCAACTCGAAGCTGATGCCCTTGCCAACTATGATGGTACCAAAAGAATGATTGACAAAATTCCGCCTTCAAAGAAACCCTCTAAACTCCTCAACCTGGAAAACAAATCAAACGGGGAGGAAGATGATGATCCTACGGAAGTAAAAGACTGGGAATCACTGATCGCAAAAGGTGAAGCTTTCGTTGCCAATTTCAAAAAGGAGAATGCCACACAGTACAATACACTACTGGCAGCATATACCAACAAGGCGCCGGAAGCAAAATCCTAAAGCACCCGATTGTTAACCCTAAAAATTCATGATGAGCATGGATGACCTGATCGATCCAAACAAATTGTCCATTCGTGAAATGCTTATTGTGATTCACAAAAAGGTAGAGGGCTTGGAAAAGTCAAGTGTCGAGCAAAGGACAAAACAGGAAACTACCGATGTGCAATTGGCCATACTCAATACGAAGATGATGATGTGGGCCGGTTTTATGGGATTCCTTTCCGGCATCGGTGGTTCAGTCATAACGTTTTTAATAACCAATCATAAGTAACAATGGAAATATTACTGGACAGGGAAGTAAGAAGTAAGAAGTCAACAATCGGTAAGCTGTACGTTGATGGGAAATTTCAATGCTTCATCCTGGAAGACCAGGATCGCGGTTTGAAGTCCACAATGCCGGTTGACGAAATCATGGCAATCAAAGTGAAACATCAAACCTGCATCCCCGAAGGCCGCTACCAGGTAAAAAGAACCTTTAGCAACCGGTTCCAGAAAATCCTTCCATCGCTTTTGAATGTTCCCGGCTTTGATGGTATCAGGATTCACCCAGGTAATACTGATGCAGATAGCAGCGGTTGCCTTTTACCAGGTCAGGGAAGAAGCGTGGATATGGTAAGCAACAGCCGCAAGGCATTCCAGGAACTGGATAACCTGATCGCTGCTGCTGAACAGTATGGAGAAAAAATCTATATCACTGTTCAGGCATAGCACAAATTATAAACCCAATCAATACACAATGAAATTTTTCAAATCACCCATTTCCAGCATCGCCAGTTTTTTACTGGCAGGTGCAATGGTAATCAGCCAGCTGCGAAGTGCTGGTGAAACCAACTGGATCGTAATAGCCCTGGCAGCTTTAACGGCAACATTGGGCGCTTTGTTAAATGATAAGGACTTCTTGGGCCAGCATAAATGGACCAGCTATATAGGATACCTGCAATTGATTGTGATTGCCTTCAGTGAAGCCTTCAGTGATGGAAGAATCGACTGGATTAAACTATCAATCAGCATACTTATGGCGCTTGGCCTTCGTGGTGCCGCCGATGGTACAAAAAAGTAATACCGCAAAACGCAAACAGGACATCAACAACAGCAGCACCAACAATTATTTCAAAAACAACATTTCAAATGAAGAAAAAAAACTCACCCCTCATCATTGCCCTGGTGGCCCTTATGATGTTCCTTTTGCAAACAGGTATGTTATCTTATGTTTTACAGATCAACCCCTTCCTTTTCACCGGCATTGTTATCGTCCTGGCCATTGCGTGTGGACGACACAAACCGGACCATTCCCGTATCACCACCAGTGATGGCGTTTACACTGAAATCTGGCTGGGCGAATTGGTAAAAAGATTCCGCTTTTCCCGTTCATGGCTTGGCCTTATACCACGTTATGATCAAGCTGTAAGAAATAAAGTAATTCACTTGGTAGATGTGGGTGCTGATCCGACCGTATACATTAACCTGGCCATTGATAAAGATAATCCTGTTCCCATTGCACATCGTTCAGACGCTGATATTCCGATCAGCCTGGATAAGTATGATACACAAAATACAATGGTGACACTGGACGAACTGCGTGCCATCAGTTATGATAAGATGGCCGTTACACTTGACCTTCACATGAATGCCATTGCTGACAAAGCGGCAAAGCGAGCTGCATACAGATTAGCAGCTACACAGGCGGCTAATATCAAAACAACTTCAGGCCTGGCAGATGGCAGGGCTGTCCCCAAAAAAATGATCACTCCGGATGATCTTGTTATGATGAGTGAAACCGTATACACACCAGAAAATGAAGGGGGGCCCGAATGGCCGGAAGGCGAAGGTGTTGCAGTGCTGGATTTTCGCCACGTAGCTGATTTGCAAAGGAAGGACCAGGCTTTCGATAAGCAGTGGCGTAATGCACAGACCGGCGAATTGTTCCCTTACAATGGCTGGAAAATCTTCAAGTTCAACCAGAATGCGAAGTATACCAAGCAATTGGATGGAAGCTTTACACTCAACGCCTTTGGCGCTGTAGCCGATCCGGCAAATGATCTGCACAGTTCCCTGTTCTTCCTGCCTCAACGCGCTTTCGCTGCGGCAGATGCAAGCCCAGAAATGTTCTACAGTATTGCAACAACTGATCCGCAATTCAGGGCTAATACAGTTGGTTTCCAGCACTGGAATATTACCGCTAAGAAAAAAGCTGATGGCTTTTACCAGCTGATCAGTGACAAAGTATAACATACCCCTCACCTGCACAACAGGACACGGCCCAGGCCCCGTAAGGCGTTAAGCCGTGTCTATTTTCAAAATCAGTAAAACCGAAAAATGAAAAAAATATTTCTTGCCCTGGTACTGTCAATGTCAATCATCGCTGTACCATGTCTTGCACAGCGTGGCCCGGTCGTTGACACGTACTATCCCCGTGACACTACCGTGAACACAGATACATCAACCTATGAGATCAAAGCCGTTGGTGATAATCTGGCTTCCATTGATGTGGGCGCTGTTCTTCTCACAGGAACGATCGGCGGTAAGTTTTACCTGTACGGTCGAACAGGGACCAATTACAACCTGCTGGATTCAAGCGCAACACTGACCGCATCGGTGCCTTTCAAAACATTTCTTTTTGACAGGACAAAGTACACCTACTATAAAGATTACAAGGTCCAGTACCGAACCACCACCACGCAGACAAGCTACATGGTCATTACTACAGTACGAAGACCTGATGAAGATTAACCATCAATAACCACATCATTATTCAGTAATCAAATAAAAATATTTCAATGAACAAACTTTCAAAAGAACAGCTTTCCGAACAGGCGCAAAAAGTAATGGTAGCCCATGGTAAGAAAAAACTGTTTGCAACCCAGGATGGTAACTTTTTCTTTGAGAAGCATGTTGCCGGCAACCACAATGACCTGCTTAAAAAGCAGCATAAGGACGATGACCTGGTGATCCTGGATTTCGCCCTGAACGAAAACACAGAACTATCTGCCGAATCTGCGAAGCAGGAGGAACCAGTAAAACAGGAAGAGCCTGTGAAGCAGGAAGAACCTGTGAAGGAGGAAGAACCTGTGAAACAGGAGACCTCTGAAAAGAAATCTGGTAAGTAAACAATTCCATTTAAACGCTAAGATATTATTATGAAGAAGCTGGTTGTTGTTATCGTTTGCATAACGTTCCTGATGGAGGCCTGCCGCACCGGCAGGCCAACACAGGCAACTACATCCACGGATAGTACCTACGTCCGCGAATCGACCGTAGAAGTGGTTAAAGACAGCTTCATCACTATCCCTCCTGATAGCAGTTGGTTCCATGCCTTACTGGCCTGTGATAGCAACGGCCAAGTGCTGATGAAAAAGATTGAAGGTTATGGCAAAGGCAAGAACGCTGAAATACCCAGACCCACAATCCAGGACAACCGGCTTTTCATTGTGTGCGATGTTGACAGCTTTCAGGTATATCAACAATATGCCCGGCGCTTCGTCACCAGGGATACGACTTCAAAATCTGTGAAGGAAAGGATCATCACACTACCTCCGGTAAAATACACAACCGCCTTTCAAAAATTCATGATCAAAAGCGGCTGGGCATTATGGATCATCCTGATCCTTTACATCGCATACCGCATCATCAAATTCAAATTATCAAAACCCTTATAAGCAATGGGCGATATTAAATTTTTTAAGCAAAATAACCGGCTCAAAAGAGCGCTTCCTGGTCAGGATCACTATGGTGGCCTGGTATTCTACAGTGATTTCCTGCCAGCTGGATTTTCAGCTGATGACAGGATCAAACCTGTTTATGATACAGCCGCAGCTGAAGCGTTAGGGATCAATGATTCTCATTCAGATGCTACAGCTGCTACCGGAACCATCACCATCGGCGTTGCCGGTACTGATGGCGACGTGATCAATGTGTATGCAGGTATTGAAGATGATGATCTTATCCCTAAAACACTTTTGGCAACTTATACTAAGGTTGTTGGTGATAATACCGTAACCCTTGTTGCTACTGCAATTGTAGCCCTGATCAATGCCGGAACTGCGGTTCACGGTTATTCAGCTTCAAATGCTGCAGGAGTGATCACCATCACTGCACCGAAGAAAGCCGGTAAGTATATCAATGGTGGTACCAACCTTTCCAGGACGTTAAGCGCCGGTGCAACCATGACAGCTGTAGTCGTACAGTTTGCGGGTGGTGTAGGCAGTATCAACGCTATTATGCACTACCATATTGATGAAATGTTCAGGATCAATCCTGATGCAGTTCTGTGGGTGGGTATATATGCTGTTCCCGTTGGCGCTCACACTTTCAGTGAAGTGGGATTGGTAAGAACAAAATCAAACGGTACCATCAGGAAAATGGGTGTGTGGACATCAAAACCATACACTACCGGCGATATCGCTTTGTTGCAAGGTATCTACAATGACAGCTATGCTGTTTTTGCGATGCACGAAATATTCTACAGCCCCAACCTTTCTGAAGTTACGGTTGATAATCTGCCCGACTATTCAGCCAGCTTATCACCGAACGTACACACGATCATCGCACAGGATGGCGCGGCCCTGGGTAGCAGGTTATACAAAAGCACAGATACAATTTCTGTCGGCGCCCTGGGCGCTGCAATGGGAACTATCACCCTTGCAAAAGTTCATGAAAATATGGGCTGGGTTGAAAAGTTCAACCTGGCGCTGGAAGGTGGTGAACTGGATGTACCAGCCTTATCGAATGGTACACTGATCAGCACCCTGTCCAACAACATCACCAGGGCTGATGGCACCCTGGATACGAAGCGCCTGATCTTCCTGAAGAAATTCCCGGCTTACACTGGTAGCTACTTCAACGACAGTCACGGTTGCGTTGCTGCCAACAGCGACTATGCTTACGCCGAAGATAATATCACTATCGATAAGGCCATTCGCGGTGTTTATGCCAGGATGCTTCCAAAGGTCAACGGCCCTGTTCTGACAGAACCAGGCACCGGCAAATTGCGTGGCGAGTATGTTACTTACCTGCAACTGGAAGGCGGTAAAGCCCTGGAAGAAATGGAGAATGCAGGGGAATTGAGCGGCTATGAAGTCGTGGTTGATCCTGACCAGGATGTTAACTCAACCGGGATCATCGTAATGAACATCAGCAATGCCAAAATCGGTGTAAGCAGAAACTTCCGCATCAACATCGGTTACTAATTACCAATCACATTAAAATTTTAAGATACTATGCCAGTAAATGAAATGCCGCTTATCAATGGTAAAGCCTATGCCTGGTCATCCATTAGCCTGATGATAGATGGCGTGATAGAAAACGCTGTAACAAAGATTACTTACAGCGATACTGTCGATAAGGAAAACGGCTATGGTGCAGGACAGATGCCAACAGACCGTGCAGATGGTAACTATGAAGCTAAGTGTTCTATAACGCTGAAAGCAGTAGCGTCTGAAGCGATCGCTGCCAAATCACCCAACGGAAGGATACAGGATTATGGTGTCTTCGCAGTTGTTGTTCAATACCTGGTTGGAACGGTAAGGAAAACGCACATCATCCATAACTGTGAGTTCAAGAACAATGGAAGGGATGTAAGCCAGGGAGATAAAAAGATCGAAACTGAACACGAACTGGTTGTAAGTCACATCACCTGGTTCAAACCATAATCACAAAATCATATAACAAAACCTGCTATGAATAATACAGAATTAGATAAAATGATTGCTGGCCTGAAGGCAAAAAAGCCAAAGGAACTTCTTGCAGCCGGTCTTACACCTGCAATGATTGAAGAACAGGTAAAGGAACTGGAAAAGTACAAGTGGGAAAATGATAAGATGGAAGAGATGGAAAGAAGGTTCCCGGATGAGAAAAAGATTATTCAGATCAAGGTTCCGAAAAATGATGAGTATACTGAATTTGCTTATGCCTGGATCAAATACCCTGACAGGATCGATGTAAGTATTGCCATGACCATGAAGGATACTGATCCGCTCAAAGGCAAACAGATCGTACTGGAAAACAGCTGGCTCGATGGCGACAAAACTATTCTGACAGATACAGAACTTTTCCTGTCTGCCTGCACCATTCTGGACCAGGCGATCGGCATCCGCCAGGCCATTGTAAAAAAAAATTGGATGAATGGCCAGTAAATGAAAGTTCCACTGAAGACCTGGTTAGAAAAGTAAATACCCTGTTGCGTGTTGTGTTTCATATTCCCAACCCCAATGCTTTAAGTGATGATGAATGGGCCAGGTTATGGCAAGATTTATTATGGGCCAGTAAAGCTGGCTTTTTGCCTTTTGAAATTACCAGTTAAACGATGAATCAAAAATTAACTTTTACCGCGTTCCTTCAGGATGAATACAGCAAGCGATTCGATCAGCTTGCCCAAAAGAGTGATACAGGTATAAAGCTGATCGAAAAAGATTTGGCGAAGCTGGGAAAAACGGGGAAACAGGTTGCCTATTCCATCAATGATCTGAATAAGCGCATAGAGGTATTGACAAGGGTAAAGAAACTCACCATTGATACTAAAGCCATCAAGTTTGCAACTGAAGAAATTAAGCGCCTTGAAAGGGAAAGGGACAAACTGGAAGGGAAAGGTGGTTCCGGGTTATTTGGTGGAGGGCTTTCATTAGGATCAATTGCGGGAGGCTATGGTATTTCCCGTGGTATTGGGCTTGCAACCAATTTTATTAAAAGTGCAGTGCAGGCCAATATGGAAAGAGAACAGCAACGGATCAGCATGGGTGTTCTTTTGGGTGGACAGAAAGAAGGTGATAAAATGATCGGGAACATCACCACAATGGCTTCAAAAACTCCTTTTGGCACAAACGACCTGATTAAAGCCACGCAGACAATGCTTGGTTTTGGTGTTGCGCAGGATAAGGTTTTACCGATCATGCAGCAGTTGGGTGACATCAGCGGTGGTAACAATGACCGTTTCCAAAGCCTGACATTGGCCTTTTCGCAAATGAGCAGTACGGGAAGATTAATGGGTCAGGATTTATTGCAAATGGTAAATGCTGGCTTTAATCCGCTCAACCAAATCAGCCAGATGACTGGCAGGTCAATGAAGTCTTTGAAAAAAGATATGGAAGATGGAAAGATCAGCACCGAACTTGTTTTGAAGGCTATGGCAAAAGCCACTGGTGAAGGTGGTTTATATCACGGTATGATGGATAAACAAAGCCAGACTACAGAGGGAAGGATAAGTACTTTAAAGGATGAGTATAATGAATTGAATGTTGTCATAGGTGAAAAATTTAAGGCTGCTGTAGACGGTGGTGTTACCGCTTTATCTGACATAGTTGCGACAGTAAAGAAATGGACAGAAATTCCCATCAGTCAAAAGATACAGGACCAATCCGATAAGCTGCGTTCGCTCAAAGCACAGTTGATGGATACCAACCTGGAAGAAACCCGCCGCAAAGAAATTATTGCAGAAATCAAAGATCAGTATGGTGACTACCTGAAGAACCTTGACCTGGAAAAAGCCAGTTATGAAGACATCAACAAAGCTTTGACTAATACCATCGATTTGCTGGATAAAAAAAGTAAGAAGGCCCGGCTTGATGAGATCATGAAGGACGCACAGGATGAAGTCACAGCTGCATACAGAAAAAGAACCAGCAGCATAAGTGCTATTTATAAACAATACTCGTCATCCTTTCCTGACATTATGAAGCAGGAAGGGATAACCACAGAGCAGAGGATTGCCATGATCGAAGAAAGGCTAAAGCAACGCGATAAATACGGTAATACAAAATACCAGGCTGAATCAGTAATACCATTTGTGGCTTTCAAAGAATCTAAGGCTGACATTGAAAATTCACAGAAGGCTTTAAAACGGACAACTGAAGATATTCAGCGCCAAATGAAAGACGAGGGACTGAACACTTTGAGTGATACTGGGGATAGTAAGACTAAAATAGGAAAGGATAAAAGTGGTGCGAGTTCTTCAGATGATGGTACCCGTAAATCATCAATAAGTGGTAGCAGTAAGATCACACATTTAACCATCAACATTGATAGTCTGGTGAAAGGCGGTGTAAATATTTATCGCGAGACTGTAAATGCAGGTGCTGCTGAAATGAATAACGTGGTAACAGAACAATTATTAACAGCTGTAAATGATGCCAACCTGGCGGTTAGCAATTAATATATGCCAGAGCAATTAAACCCCATAGAGTTATTCAGCCGGTATCGCTTCATACTGGGCGCTTTTGGGCTTGATGCCCTTCATTCAGCTTTCTACCGGGGTGGTGAAGAACTGAAACCAAATGATGGCAGCGATTCGACATTAAAGAAAAATGATAGAGGGGAGCCCAACATGCATACAGGGTTTAGCAGGGGTGGACTTTTAAGACCTGTAAAAACCGGTAAACAAGCGATCAGCGAATTAGGAACACCGGTGTTCAGCGACCTGATCATTCACAAGCAGGATCAGACTGAAGCGGAAGGCATACACCTGGTTCATTGCATCATGGATGTAAACCAGACCAAAAACATTGTAAAGACCACTATCCAGGGAAGGAACGGGACAGTTAAAGAGTATATCAGTGATGGTGACTATATCATCACTTTAAGAGGCGCAATTGTCCGCACGTTCAAAAGCAATTATCCGAAGGAAGAAATCAGAATCTTTTTGGATTTACTGAAGCAAAACAAAAGCCTGAAGGTTACCGGTGAATACCTATTGCAGTTTGGAATTTACGAAGTTGTTGTTGACAGCTACAGGATGGCCCAGGAAACCGGGAAGCAAAACGTTCAAACATTTGAAATCAATTTGAGCAGTGACACACCACTGTTGTTAAAAAAGAAAGATGCTAATCGTTAACACTCATATCACCATTGGGGACTATGAATTTCCATATTGTGTGGATGTGGAGATCGTGAGTTCTGTTGATACGTTAACGGACACCTGCAAGATCACGCTTCCCAGGAAGTTTGAATGGGATTGCAGGGAAATTGCTTTGGGTGATGATCCGATCCTGAAGCGTGGTATGCCGGTGGTTGTGAAAGCTGGTTATGATGGCACATTGATCACAGAATTTATCGGGTTTGTGAAGAACATAAAAAGTGGCGTCCCTGTGCAGATCGAATGTGAGGATTCAATGTTCCTGCTAAAACAAGGCGGCACAGAAGTTACAAAAAGCTATAAGAATCCAACACTAAGCAAAATTCTATCCGACATACTACCAAAGGGAATTAAGTTCAAAGTTCCAGAATTGTTATTGGGTGGACTATTGCGGTTAAATAAATTAACTCCTGCCAAAGCGCTGGAAGAAATGAAAACAAAACATGGTATATATAGCTATTTCAGAATAGTGAATAGCCAACCTGTTTTGTATAGTGGACTGGCTTACTGGACAGATAACCGTCATGAAGAAGATTTCAAATTCGGTTATAACATTATTGAGCATTCGAATCTTGTTTATCGTAGAGAGGAAGATGTAAAGCTTTTGATTAAGGCATTCGGCATTTCAAAAGACAACAAAAGAGTAAAAGTAGAAGTGGGTGACCCAGACGGTGAAATAAGGACATTTCATTATTACGAAACAAATAAGGAAGTCCTTAAAAGGAGGGCTGAACAGGATTTGGCTAGATTGAAATACACTGGTTACTATGGTGATTTTCTAACCTTCGGCGCTCCATCCATACAAAAAGGCGATATAGCGAACCTTATCGGAAACCAGTACAATCCTGATGGTAAGTATCTTATAAAAAAAGTTACAAAGCGGATTGGAGTTACAACGGGATACCGACAATCAATAGAACCAGAAAGTATTATTAATGATAAAAGAACTAATACAGCAACTGGCTGACACTGGTGAAGAAATGTACAGCAAAGTATGTACTGTCAAATCGGTCGATGGTCTTACCTGTGTATGCGAACCGATTGATGGGGATGCTGAAATACTGGACGTTCGCCTGGTAGCCGATGAAGATGAGCAACTGTTTGTCCTGGTACCGAAAGTAGATAGTGTGGTGGTGGTAAGTTTTTTGACAAAAGAAGCTGGCTTTGTAAGTATGGTAAGTAAGATCGATGAAGTAAAGTTCAAGATCGGGCAAACCTTTTACAGCGCCAACAGCGATGGGTTCCTGATCAAAAAAGGTAATGACACCCTGAAGCAGATTGTACAGATGGTCATCGAATCCATCCAGCAGATCGTAGTCCTTTATGGTAACAACCCCGACTATTCAAAGCTGGCCCAGGCATTAATTAAACTGAACAACCTTTTAAGATAATGGCATTAAATAAAGACATATTAGGGCAGCTGCTGTTTGATGCACGAAATCAGTTTTGTGATAAAAGTCCTGAAGAACTTTTGCAGATGTATGGTAGTTGGCCAGCTATACGCCTGGCGGCTTGCAAGGCAGATGCAGAAGCGATCATCCAGCACTTGCAAACAGATGCCGCCCTATCAGTACCAGGTACAGGTTTACAAGCTGGTCAGGTACCGGTTACCGGCACATCAATAACAGGTAAAATATTATAGAATGAATGCAGTCGATTTTTTGGTTGATGCGAATGGGGATTTACAGGAAGATCCCGTTACCCAGGATTGGGTTGAAGGAAACAGTGATGGCCAGCATATCCAGGACATCCTGACGCTTGAGCCTGGCGAATTGAAATACGATCCGCTGATGGGCGTAGGGATTTTGAAAAGCATGAACGGCCCATCCAACAACAGCGCCTTACGTAAGACGATATTGATGCAGCTGGAAGCTGATGAATACAATGTGTTGAACCTGATTTTAGAAACAAACGAAAACGGAATAAGCAATATTCAAATCGATGCTGAAAGTACCAGTTAAACAAAATGAAACCCTTCTTGACATCGCCGTTTTGCAAAGCGGCGACTGGACAGCAGTATTCACAATGGCGCTGGTGAACAATATAAGCATCACCAAAGACCTGAAAAGTGGCGACCAGGTAGAACCAGTTCCCGCCATCGATACTGATGTTGTAGCAGAATTAAAAAGCAGGAGCGCCCGGCCAGCTTCCGCGATAGTTGCAGGACAGGCTGAAGATATTGATCCGGGTGATAAAAGCGGTATTGGTTTCTGGCATATTGAAAAAGACTTTGTAGTAAGCTAAACAAAAACTATGGCACGTACATACGCTGAACTGATCGCAATTTTTAACAACGAATACGTTGCCCAACGTGCTGCCGAAGGTTTGCCTGCTGATGATCCGGCACTTTGGAAGCGTGTCAGCCGCAAGCGTTTTAACAGGAACATCCAGTGTGCGCTTGCACTTACAACGGAAACCATTTTCGACATATTCACATCCGATGTTGATACGAAGCTTCGTGAATTGATGCCACACACAGAACGCTGGTATGCCAATAAATCATTGGCGTACCAGCATGGTTTCAATCTTTTGCCTGAAGACGACGAGTATGACAATACGGATAAAAGCGAAGAAGATATTGAAGCCAGCAAGATTGTAAAGTATGCAGCTGTTGTATCACAGGAAAACCAGTTTGGAAGGGTTTACCTGCGCATTAAGCTTGCCACGGAAGATGCCGATGATCTGGCGCCATTGAGCAATACCCAGCTTGATGGCGTTAAGGCATATCTGGCCCGGATAAAAGACGCCGGTGTGAAGCTTCAGATCGACAGTCTGCCAGCTGACCAGGCTAAAATGAAGTGGACTGTTTACTATGATCCCCTGATCCTGGACAACAATGGCAACAGGCTTGACGGTACTGCCAGCGATGTAGTAAGAACAGCCATTAAAGAGTATTTCAAAAACCTTCCATTCAATGGCATTTATGTACTGGAATATCACACAGATGCCGTGCAACTGGTGCCGGGTGTAGTAATACCGGTTATCAATGAATGCTCCACCAAATATGGATTGCTTCCATACACAAACGTAAATGTGAAAGTGACACCTGATGCCGGGTATTTACGCTTTGTCGATGATGCAGACCTGGAAATTATTTACATACCACAAGCCCCGATAAAGTAATGCCATACAACAGACAGATATATAACATCGACTTTTCAAAACTGGTGATCTGGTTCACACCGGAAAGCTGGCGCACAAAAAGGTTGAATGTATGGATGCAGGCGATGGCCAGCACTTGGAATGATCTGTACAACCGCTTTATGGTCTACAGGATGGGTGTAAAGTATCGCCTGAAGATTACACCACAGGTTTGTTTCCTGGAAAGGGCATTAAACGACAGGTATGATGTTGTTGAACGCAGGATCAGGATTATAGATGCACCGGAATTTCTGCCATTGGTATTATTCAGGAAAAGTGAAAATAAAAAACTCGTTCTGCATCGCAAAAGTGAAGACATCCACCAGGTTCTTTATACAAAGTCAGAGACGGCGCAATTCAGCGTTGATTTCATAGTACAAATACCGATCACCGTCGCATTTGATATGGATGAACTGAAAGCATTTTTAACGGGCCTGAAATTGGTCACAAAAACATTTAAAGTACAATTAGTATGAATCGCAATATTGATCTTACAAAACTAGGCGGTCTGTTCACTTACCAGGACACCCTGGAATTTATGCAATTGGCATACAGCCAGCCGCTCGATGCCCTGGCAAAGTTTACTGGTGAAAAGTTTGTTGTTTCCGGTTGCGTGGATGATGGTGCAAATGTATCTGAAGGATGGATTGTTGTCAATGGTGAGCTGCTTCCCTTTACAGGTGGCGCCATCAATACGCAAATAGTTATCGAAACGATTTTGGCTGATGAAGGATTTGATGATGGTACCCTGAAGCAGGTTTACACCACCAAACGTGCCTCTTTTGGTATTGCCGGTGGTTTCAACTATACAGACCTTAAACGCCTTCCTTTTTCTTCTACTTCCATTTCTGAATGTGTTACACAGATAGCAAGCATGGTGAAGAACATCATCCAGTTTGAACCGGAAGTTATTTTGGAAGGCTGCAACGTAAGTGCTGTGAATACCGGCGCTTCAACTTTAGAGATCAGCACCGGCATGGTGCTTTTCGCTGGTAAGATCGTACGCCCGGCGGCATATGCTGGTACCTATCCTGTTTATCTCAAAGAAGATGGTGGTTGGGTAACAGCAGTGCCCGGCGCTGGCCTTTACATCACTTTTGATCCCTATACCTCACAGAGATACAAAAACGTGCTGGATCGCGCCGTAACGCCCGAAGACAGGGTAATTATGGCAACCACATTAACAGACAGGTTTGATGGTGCCGGTGTTGGCCGGTGGGAAATGAAGGGGTATTCACTGATGGCCTCAATGCAGGGCCGTGTACCTGTCGGATTATGGTTTGATGGCGTACCGGAAGCAAATGTTACGGATGCTATTTACCAGGTAGACGGCAACCAGGGTGGCGAAAGACTTCATACCCTGCAATCTGGCGAACAGGGTGCTATCACCATGAACGCCAAAATGGATGATATAGGTGGCGGTACAGCTTCAGCTGTTGCACGGATCAGGTTAAACGGAGTTGAAAACCCTATCAACGGCGCGGCTAATCAGGGCAGTTATGGTACTGATACCAATGTACCGGCAGCAGCTGCCAGCACAGGCCACAACAACGTCCAGCCCTTCACAGTAATTGTTTACGCAAAAAGAACAGCATAATGGCAGTACAAAACCAAAATACTTTAAAGGGATGGTTCGTAACACTTGCGAAGCCATTGCAGAACCAGTTCTGGGACTGGATTGATTCCTTTAGGCACAAAAATGATAAGATCGTTTTTGATGACCTGCATCCTGATGTACAGGCATTATTCAATTCCATACAACCATCAACTGTAAAGCAAAGACTGGTGGTTTCAGATGATACTTCCTTCCTGATGATAAAGGAGTACGAATTAGTGGGTTTATGGATACAGAACAAATCCGACCATCCCATGACATTGGCCGTTAACTACGATCCAGGTGCAGTGGAAGCGTGGCGGGAAGTGACATTGGAATCAGGAAAATTTGAAGACCTGAAGCTGTTCAAGACTATGGATGTTGATACTACCTACTTTATCACCGGCATCACTGGTGATGTAATAATATTAATCGATCGAAAACAATAAGCATGAAAAAAATAATCTTTCTTCTTTCCCTATTTATTGCCCTCCAAACCCAGGCACAAAACACAAGAGTTACAGCCGACAAAGTAGAAGCCAAAAGTCTTTTGCAAGTCGGATCATTGGCTGTATCAGGAATCAGTAATGATACAACAGCTGCAAGTAAGAGCGCTTTCAAGCTGATCACAGAAAGGGCTGCAAAGCTTTACGCTGATCAGTTGGGCAGTCCTGTGGATTGGTTCAGTGTTTATAAAGCATCAGGTGACAACACCGGCGCTATTGATGTTTCGGATATTGTAAAAACTGCCATTGATCAAGGTAAAAGGGTAATATATTTCCCTACAGGCCGATTTAAAATAGGCACTACAATTTATCCGACAGATACCATTTCATTTATTGGTAATGCCCGCGGAGGTACTACACTTATTGTAGAAGATAATATCCCTGCCTTCAAGCTTTCACCAACAACCGGTGGTAGAATGTGCCAGTTCAGAGATATAACATTTGTTGGTACAAAATCCGGTGGAGCTACTACAGCACAGCAGGCTATCCTGGTAGATTCTACTGATCAGGTCTATATCGATAATGTCAGCGCCTTCAATTTCGGAGGCTATGCCATTGAGGTTAAGAATAACGGCTATTGTTGCGCTACATACGTATGGAATGCGACCAGGGGGAACATAATATCTGATGTATACGTTTCTGAATCCTATGGAGGTGTATCATTTAGTAACCGGGCTGAATACAACATCATTACCGGATCAACCTTTGTTCAGAATACGTATGGTATTCAGAATATAGGAGGAAACAACAGAATTAGCAATACGAATTCCAGCAATAACCAATACGGGTTTTATGGTGCTGGTGGAAGCAATCATGGGCATGGCGTAGCTGTTGGCTCTACGTTCAATCATAATAGCGTCTACAATGCCTATGTTAACGGCGTTACTAATTCCTTTATATTTTCCGGCTGTACTTTCCTTGCAGGTGGGTCACCCGGCAAGGTCTATGTAAAGAACAGCAACAATATCAGTTTTGAAGGTTGTATGTTCCTGGCTAATGATTCTATCATCGTTGAAAATTCGACTAATACCAAGTTTACTGATCCAACTTTTTGGCAGGGTGATCCCAAATGGCTGATCACTGGTGAAACGCCTGGCGTCTTTTTCAATAACAGAGTAAATGGCGGCATTTCATTATATGATCCGAAGAACAATAAACAGTTTGATATTATCCATTCCAATGGGTTAACAAACCTTACCGGTGCCAATGTCGGCATCAACAAGGCGTCTCCTGTTTATGGACTAGATATAAACAGATCAATCGGAGTAAATAAAGACAGTATTTCATCAATGACAGGTAAGACGGAAGGTATTGTAGTAGATACCACTACTGGTCAATTGGGGCGCCAGCGTTTGATTACAGGTAGCGGTATTGCAGACGCTATTTCGGTATGGAATGCTACAACAGGGTTGACGGGGTACAGTGGTGCGAAAATTACCAACAGCAGTGCCCCCATTTTGACATTGACCGGATCATCAACTACAACTAATCCAAGATTGACTATTATAAACACCGGCACCGGTGGTGGTGCAGGCGCTCATATGGGCCTGTGGAATGATGTTTCAAAGGATTTAGGTATTTATGTTGGTGCCAGCAATAACAACTTTATTCCAAATTGGGCTTCAATATATACTGGTACACTGGACGGGATTTCAATAGTCTCTACTATCGGTAAAATTCGTTTCGGCAGAAACTTCAACCGTAACAATAGTGTAACAATGAGTTTGGAAAATAACGGTAATGTACTGATTGGGACAACTACTGATGATGGGTATACCAGGGCGCAAATTTCAGGAAGCCTAAAGGCTACAGACACAATTTCTGGCAACTTGGTTGTTGCAAGGAATGTGATATGGAAAGGCATAACTGCCAGTGATGCCGATGTAACTGCTGTAGCCGGGGCATCTTATGTTCTGCCAGATATTACCGCTAACAGGAACTTTGTTGTTCCTTCTGTTGTGGAAGGTAGTGTAATCGAAATCTTTGTTGAAAATACTACCGGCTTTATGTGGCAAGCAACAGGGGAAGTTATTTATGACCCGGCTGGTAATCCATTTACATCTTTAGCAGGATCACAGGTATTCGTAATAAGGGCAATTGGAGGTAAATGGCGACTGGTCTCATCGATATAA